CGGCAAGTGCCCAAACGGTAGCCAAAGACCAAGCCAACGCCAACAAACGCGGCAGCACAGCGGCAACTAGCCAAGCGGCGCTCAAAGACCAAAGCACGGCTGCCAAGCTGGTGTTTGGGGCTTTTACGGGGGATTTCCTCACCGTCGCCCGCAACCAGTCGGCTACGGCAAAACGGGGCAGCGCGGCGGCAATTGCCCAAGCGGTAGCCAAAGACCAAGCCAGCACCAACAAACGCGGCAGCACGGCGGCAACCAGCCAAGCGGCGGTCAAAGACCAAAGTACGGCACAAAAGCTGGTCATCACCAGTTTTACGGGGGATTTTCTTACCGTCGCCCGTAACCAGTCGGCAGCAGCCAAGCGTGGCAGCGGCAATGCCAGCCAATTCCTGAATGTTTTGCATCGGGCGGAATTGGCACTGTTAAACCAGCCAATGGTTTATGCGCGGCATTATATAAGGCATTCGGCAAACACCTCGCTAACAGTCAAAGCCATAAGCCCTGCAAAAAACGAAACATTAAACAGCAAGACAGCAACCACCAGCATTGAATCCCTAACCAACGATTAACCATGCTAATAGAAGAACATGTCTATTTAACGACCGATAACGTGATCGCGTTGGCCTTGCGACCCCAAAGTGACGACATCACCCACGTCAACGCCACAACGGATGATGTCGTCCAGGCTACGCATAGCCATCCGGCCATCACCCAGGTCAAGCTGTACGTTAATGCTATCGTCGGCGACAGCCAGGATTCCGCTGTCATTATCGACAGCGCAACAAATTCAAGCTGGTTTGATTTTACCGACCCCGAAATCATGAAAATGAAACTGGGTGGGGCCACCCTAAAACCCGGACGGCACATCACCCAAATCAAGGTGTTTGAAGCCGCCACCCCGCTGGGCGTTATTTGGGGTGAAATTATGTTGGTAGTGCATCAATAATGAAACACATCGTCACCACCCCGCCCACGCTCGAACCCGTCACCGTGGAAGAATGCCGCCAATTTGTCGGCATCCACCAAGCGGGGGATGTATCGCGTGATGAAGTCATCAAAAGCCGGATCAGGACAGCGCGGTTGTGGTGCGAAAGTTACACCCGTTACCACTTTATGCGCCAAACCGTAACGGCGTATGCGGATTGCTTTGAAGGCTGTTGCAACAATTGCGGCATCGACCTTGATGCGCCCCTGGTCTCCGTCAACAGCGTCAAGTATATCGACAGCAACGGCGTGGACACCATCCTGGCACCTGCCCAATACCTGGTTGATGCCGTTTCCAACCGCATCACCCCGGCTTACAACACCACTTGGCCAACGGTCAGGCAGCAGCCCAACAGCGTGCGGATTGAGTACCTGGCCGGGGTTGTGACCACCGCCGAAGTGGATGAGCGCGTCAAGGAAGCCATCAAGTTCATTATCGGGCAGTGGGAACGCTACCAAAACGCCCTGGAAGGCGGCGGCTACCCGCCCGACTTCCCCAATGTCGCCAAAAGCTTGTTAAATTTTTGTTTTGATATGCGGGGGATTTTTTGAGCGAAGAACCAGCAAAGTATCAAATCGGAGGCAATCATTATAAAAACAAATCTATTCAGCCCTGGGATGCTATGCAATCCTGGATGCCAAGGGATGAATTTATTGGTTTTTTGCGCGGCAACGCCATTAAGTATTTGGCGCGATGTTGGGATAAGGACGGCCTTACCGACCTTAAAAAGGCGCGGCATTACCTGGATAAATTAATCGAATTTATTGAGTCGGACTGATGCACCAACGCCGCCAAATAATCAAGGCCATCCAGGCCAATCTGGTTGCCGTCAAATACTTTAGTTGGGTACGCAACACCCGTGCGCCCATCTTGCCCACGGTTGCCAATGCTTACCCTGGCGTAACGCTGTACATTGACAACGAGCCGGTCATCACCGAAACCATCCACCTGCAACCCAGGCCGCAAAGCCGCACCCCACTGGTGGTGATCCGCGTCTGGCTCAAAGGCACCAACGACCCGGAATATGTCGAAGAACAAATGGACATCCAGTCAGCACGGGTGGAAGAAGTCATGTCCAACGCAATCCCCGGCATAGACGATTTGCGCCTGGTCAGCACTGATTTTGAAGTGGTGGACGAAGAGCCATTGCTCCACGTCGTCACCTTAAGCTACCAACTGGATTATTTCAGCTACGAAATGCGGCAAGAGCCGATTTAAAAAACCGTTCGTCCTGAGCCTAGTTGAAGGGCACATCAATTTTTTATGCCTATAACAATCTTGTTTTAGGGTTTTTCAACGGCGCGTCGTGATGACGCTGCCAACCGCGCAAGCGGACACTCCCATCGAAGGAAACTTATCATGGCATCAGTACGCAAGTGGAGTAACGTCCAGGTCAACATGGAGAGCGCGATTTCCGCGCCCACCACCATCACGGCAATATCCAAAGCGGCAGAGGGCATTGTTAGTGCCGCTGGCCACACGTTCGTCAACGGCGACTATGTGCTGATTTCAGCCCAAGGCATGTCGCAGGTTGACCAGCGCGTTTACCGCGTTATAGGCGTGGTGGCCACCACCAGCTTTAAGCTAGAAGCCGTCAGCGGCGGTGTAGGTATCGACACCACCTTATTTGACACCTTCACCTCCGGCAACGCCAAAAAAATCACCTTCGGCACTAGCATCACCACCATTGCCGAGGTGTCATCACAAGGAGGGTCGTTTAATTATATCGACACCACAACCATACACGTCAACCAAAAAACCCAAATCCCAGGCTTGCCAGAAGCCTTGGCTTATGAAATGACCAACCTATGGGACATTACCGACGTTGGCCAACAGGCCATGAAAACCGCGTCCGATGCCCAAGCCCAAAAGGCGTTCAAGTTCGTCTTTGGTATCGGCGGCCCCATCATGGTGTTTGTGGGTTATGTCGGTTACACAGGCGCACCAGGCGGATCAGCGCAAGATAAAATTGTCAGTCCTTGCACCGTTACGGCGTTTGGCAGCCCGGTATTTTATTCGGCTTAATTGTTTGGCTTTGGCTAGGCGGCAGCCGAAACCCCGACCAAGCGGGATTGCCAAAGCCATTAATCTTGGAAACCGCTTGGAGGTTTAATTGAACACCCTGCTCGAAAAACTCAAAAAATCCCGCCAAACCACCATCCCCGCTGGCGGCTTTAACTTCACCATCCAGCGTCCCACCCAATTCGACCTGGGCGAACTGGGGCAATCCAACTTTAGTGCCAAAACCATGCTTAAGCGGTTTGTGGTGGGTTGGGATGTCAAAGAGATTGACATTATCCCCGGCGGCAATGCCACCGCCGCCCCGTTTGATGCCGAAGTGTTTGCCGAATGGGTGGCAGAACAGCCGGAAATATGGCCCGTGTTGCGTGATGCCATCTGGGATCAGTACAAAGCACATAATAAGGTTATAGATGACGAATTGGGGGAAGCCGGGACTGGCTCGAATCATCCCGACTCGAAGCCAGCATCCCAGGCCTAGTTGCCAAACAACAACCAGACAGCCTAAATTTAGCCTTAAACGCCTGGAAAATTATGGGCGGCTATAACGCCGACTGGTAAACATGGCCCGCCCCCTGCGAGAACTCCCGTAAAAAGGAGGCAACATGCAAACCCAGATGTATCCAACGTTTGAATTTTCCCGGATCATGCTAGGCTGGATCGGCGCAGCATCGCTTTGGCTGGCCGACCAAGTTACCGCAACGCCAGACGGTTGGCTTGGAATTTTGAAAGAAGTCGGCCTCCCAACCGCGATGGTGGCTGTTCTGATCTGGGCTTATCGTGAGCAGGGGAAGACGCTCAAGGAATCGCAGGATGCACGCATCCAGGAGGCAAAAGACAACGCTATGGCATACAAGGCTCTCGTGGATGAACATCGGAAAGAGAGAGCGGAGATGCTCAGCGAGCTGAAGGAGCAGACGAAGGCAATCAAGGGCGAGTGATTTTGTCAGAAATCGGCTTTTTTGTTTTTGGATCATCTTCCCTCTCCAGATTCTCTTTCGAATCACCTTCCTCTCAACACCCCCCTACCCCCCCATTGGAAATGGAAGTGGCAGAGAGTGACCCATCAATCGCTTTATTTAAAGTCCTGCGTGATTTTAACCCTAGGGACGTGAGAAGCGGCATTTTTGATCTGTTGCCGAGCTAGGAACAGGCCGGATGTCCTGATTCATGGAAAGAAAAAGGGCCAGCAGATTAGCGGTCTGATACCCCGCTTACTTGCTGGCCCTTACAATACTGCCCGTATTGCGGATGGAGAATAGCGACATGTGAGGTATCAGCTCGGTTGTCTGGCGAGACAATTACTCTTCCTGCAAAATACTTGCAAGTGCAAAACGGTGGCTAGCGAAAAAAGTTGACGGGTCCGGTTATGCGTGATGAATTTATGCGTCCCACGCGCAGAAGCTGCCCTCAAGCGCGTTGAAATAAAAAGGGAGGCAGCTTCTCACATTTCAGCCCATCGTCATTGAGGGGACCAGTCCTGAACATCCTACCGAGTGAAAGTGCCTTGCGAGGACCAGTAGCTACGGATATTGGGCCAAGCGATGTTGGCAAACAGAGCTTGTGTTAGCGACCTGAGCGATGGGCTGAAATGCGAGACCCCAACTCGAGATATCATAAGCCAGCTCTCAGAAATGGAAGACGATTTCTTCATCTGAAATACTTCACCGCCGCAGCCTTGGTGACGGCCCGCCGGTAGTGGACAAACAAGGTCCTGCTGTTCGCCGCGTGTCCCATCGCCTGCTTCGTTTCGTCTTCACCGAATGCCGCGAGGAAGTTCGACCCGAACGTGTGCCGGGTGACATCGTGAAGATCCGAGATTCCAGCATCACGGCGGATTCTAGCCCATGCCCGTTTCCAGCCGCTCGGCATTACCGGACCTTCTTTCGGATGCCCTTTGATGAGACGGCGCAGGCGCGGAGTGATCGGGATGTGCCGGTCCGCAGGTGTCTTGGAAACGCGGGGAGAGACGTAGATTTCCTCCTTCTTGAAATCCTCCCACTGGAGCCGCGTGATCTCCCCACCGTCCACAGACGGGCGGATGCCACCAAACAGCAAGACAGCCACCGTCCAGCGTTCCTCCGGCCTCTCACAGACACGCAGCAGCCTCGCCGCCTGCTTCACCGTCAGAATCTCCACAGACGCCTTCTCCTCTGTCCTGCGCTCCTTGTCGTTCAAAACAGCCATGGCCCGCAGTATTTTCATCTTCACGGTGCTTGGCTTCTTGGTGCCGTTCTTCTCGATGGCGGCTCTTATGATGCCTGCATTCAGCCCCCCG